TCTGGAATAGATCCAGAACGGTTTGCCCATTCAACAAGGTTACTACCTTCAAAGAGTTCAAGAGCTGCAACCCCTGCTCTTGTGACTGGTGTAAAAAGTATTGGAAGATAAATCTAGTGCAGGAATCCACACCTGTGGGAAGTGATTCTCATGGTGTTGGATTCCTCCGCTATCTTTGTCGGAACGATACGGACTCGCGTTGGGGAAAGATGTACGCAGAGTTGAATTCGACCGTGTTCGCTCAGTCCGCAGAAACGCGGACTAATCGAATTAAGTCGAAAGTATACTCTGAGTCAGCTGAAACCAAGACGAGTCGACCCCGAACAACAGTATACTCTGAGGTGTCTTCAAAAGCTAAGAAAGCTATTCAGGCTCTAGTTCCGTTGTATACTTCTGATAATAAAGAAGAAGCACCGAAATTAGTTGCCCAGATAGGCGATATTATGCAGTTGGAGACACACCAGAGTATCACTGTGAAGAACGCAGTGAGAGTCAAAGCGGACACAGGCGGGAAAATGAATGGCGTATTTGTAACTGGACGAACGTTACTAGTACCCAATCATTTTCTCCGCAACTGTGTGAACCGCTTTGCAATTCAGAATCCCTACAACCCAGTGGATACTGATATACCCCTAAGTGAATGCAAGATCTCCCAACTTACTGATTCATCAGGAAAGTTGGTAGATCTTGCCTTCATCACGTGCCCAAATCGCGTAGCTGCGAGGCGAAATCTCATCAACCAATTTGCTAGTGCGGCAGCACTTGGCAAAATCCAGGAAGGTGAGATATGCGTCTCGGGGTTTCGCGATGTTGGAGGCCACTTATCATTGTTTGACTTTCACAGTCCGGCATTTGAGTGGTATACCAAAGAGAAGGAGTACAAGAACAAAGCAGAAACGGAAACATACCGTGCCCACCATAGTATCTGGTACGAAGTGAACACGAGTGCAGGTGATTGTGGATCCTTGGTTTACGTCAAGAATCGACATATCACTGGCAAACTCGTGGGCATGCACGTAGCTGGATTGGATGGTGTGGGCATGGCGATGACTGTGACTGAACAGTTCTTGTCCCGCAACTTAAAAGACCACACTGATAAGCACAAACTGGATGTGCGAGCGATAGTTGATGCGCGATTGCCGTTTACAGCTGAAGGAGATGATCCTCAGTTGATAGACGCATTGCCACCAAAGACGCTCGCCCTCTCCGGCGATTGCTTAACTCTTGGCCTTTTAACCCAACCCCACGTTAGTACTCGAACCCAGATTAGGCCTAGTGCTATTCATGGCACTTTCACACCTACTATGGCGCCCAGCAGATTACGACCCTTTAATCTGTTGGGAGAGTACGTTGACCCCCTTCGCAAAGGGATACAGAAAGTACTTGGGACACAGCCGGTGGTTGATATGACCCTAGTGGACATAGCAATTAACGATGTGGCTCAGGTGCATGATGTGCCCTGCGAAAGACGTGTGTTGAGTTTTGAGGAGGCTGTGGTTGGTGTGCCTGGTGAGGAGTATTATACACCCCTCAACAGACGCACTTCCCCTGGTTATCCTTATAACTTAACAAACAAGAAACAAGGCAAGAAACAGTGGTTTGGAGATGACGAAGAGTACATTCTTTCACCGGAAGTACGAAGCGACGTCGAAGAACTATTGGACTATTGCCGAGAGGGTAGACGTGGTGATGTTGTGTACATCGCTACCCTCAAAGACGAACGAAGAGCACTGGAGAAAGTGCGCGTTGGCAAAACCCGCGTTTTTGAAGCGGCTCCTATGCATTATGTGATTGCTGTGAGACAGTATTTTATGTCTTTCATCAGATGCGTGATGCAGAACCGTATCTCGAACGAGGTTTCTGTTGGCGTGGATCCTTTTGGAATGGAATGGACTCGGATGGCGCATTGGTTGCAGCGGTATGGTGAAAACTGTATTGCCGGCGACTTTTCGAATTTCGATGGTAGTCTACTTCAGGAGGTCCTGTGGAAGTTGTGTGAGTTAATCAACGACTGGTACGACGATGGGATTGAAAACCGCACTATCCGCATTTGTTTGTGGGAAGAGCTGTGTAACTCCCGAGTCTTAGTTGATGGTGAACTCATCCAACAGACACACTCCCAACCCTCAGGAAACCCCTTGACCGTGATAATCAATTCGCTTTATAACCAAGTTATAATGCGGATCGCTTATCTCGAATGCAAGAGGCGAAAGGGACTGGGACTTGAGTGTGACTTCTCTGAGAATGTTGGACTACAATGCTACGGCGACGATAATGTGCTGAATGTGTCCTCGCGAATCACCTCGTGGTTCAACCAGAACACTATTTCAGACGCACTTAAAGTTGTTGGAGCGACGTATACCGACGAAGCAAAGAGTAACAATACTGCTGCGATGAGAACCCTATCCGAAGTGTCCTATCTTAAGCGACGGTTTGTTGAAGACGGTCCCCATTACTGGGCCCCGTTGGAAATTTCCGTTGTCCAAGAGATGACTAATTGGATTCACGGCAGTGAAGTCAAATTTGCTACAGAAGAGAATGTCAAGAGCGCTCTTCGCGAGTTAGCTCAACACGGCAAGCAAGAGTACAACACTCACAGCGCTACACTCAAACGCGCTTGCCTTGACAACAAACTGAAGGTACGTTTCCCCTCCTGGCTCGAATTCGAACGCGAGTTTAGAGGAGATCCTAACCTCCAGTAGTTTTGAAGTGGTACTACAACCATTTCCGTTTTCTCCCAATAACGTAAAAATTGGGGAACCTTTTAGAAGGAAAACTAACCAAACCCGTTTTTCCTATGTTTCGTCTTGAAAAACATAGGGCCCCAAACCTACATTGCGGCTATTAGATATCTCGAAACTAGTAGTGACGATCGCTGTAGGCTCCGCTTGCGGAGTAGTGGTAAGCTTTTTAGCTTGGGCGCCACTCAAAGCCCAGAGTTGTGGTAAGTTTAACTTGACTGCCACGTCAAAATACCGAAGTTGCGAACTCAAATCAAGAATACACAACCGAAGATTTTACCGTTGACGACACGACCGGAGTTAGTACTGATGTGCAGGCTAGTGTTCCAGTAGAAACACTCCCCAGCACATCGGCGCCAATTGCGTTGAATGACACCACGACCCACGATTTGCGATCAGTTCTCGAACGCCCTGTTCTCCTGGCCACAAGTACGTGGACAACTGCACAGAATCCTGTCGCTTTAACCCTTACGCGAGATAGGTTCCCAATTGGCAACGCGCCTTACTGGGAGTTTAACTTTCCCCAGGATATCCTGGATAAGTCACTCCCTGTACGCGAGAAGCTTGGGAACTTTAGGTATCTGCGTGCAGATGTGGAGTTTGAGATCAAAGTTAATGCGAACCAGTTTCAGCAAGGTTCTTTACTTATTGTATACAATCCGTATATCAATTATGTTAATGACTTTCGCAAGAATGCTGCTCGTTTTCTTTCTTCTCTCTCATCACTTCCGCACTCAGTACTTTCTCTTGAGGAGGGAAATAGCGTTAAGATGCGTGTGCCATACGCAAATATCTACGATTATTTTGATCTTGGCAATGATGACTCCCAGTTTGGTACGGTTCAGATATTCGTTTTGACCCAACTCCGAGCTTCTTCTGATACTGAGAGCGTTGGGATAGCCTGTTTTGGTCGACTTGTCGATCCCGAATGGTATACCCCTACTGCCCTCACGCAGATGACGAAGAATGGAGTGGTGAAGAACGTGTCTAACTATGCCAGCTCTGTTGCTGATGCTAAGGCCATGATTCGTAGCCTTCGGAAAAAGTTCGACCTGCCTTTGATTGCCGAAATTGAAGAAGGTGCTGTTACAGGCTCCGTCTCAAAATTGGCTACACAGGTGGTTGGTTCTGTTCCCGGAATTGCTCGTGTGGCACACGCTGTTGGTTGGGTGGGACGAGCTGCGAGTGGAGTTGCTTCCGCTCTCGGTTTTTCCAAACCAGTCGACACTGTGCTTCCCCAGGGTGTTGCGAATTTACCCGCTCGTTATATGGCGAACGGTGAAGGTAAGGACATGTCTAATACTTTAGGTATGATTGCAGATAATGCCATTAACCCATCGCAAGTAGTTCCAGAAACAGCCGATGAGATGTCTTTAAAATACGTGTTAGGACGACCGAACATGGTGGATAGGTTCCCCATTACGGGTGCACAGTTTATAGCTAACGCTTTACTGTTTGCTCATTTTGTGGCTCCAATCCAACCAGTTCAGAAACCTGATGGCGATTTTGAAGAACTTTATCTCGGTACTTTTGGTTATACTAATATGCTGATGCGATATTGGCGTGGTGCACTCAAGTTCAACCTTCGAGTTATCAAAACCGTTTTCCATTCAGGACGTTTTGTTGTTGTTTTCTTTCCTGGTACTAAACCAGACGATGTCCCTAAGACATTGACTGACGAAATTACCACGTGTTACAACATCATTTTCGACTTGAAAGAGACTAACAGTGCAGATAAATCACTGAACACCTTTAGTTACACTATCCCGTTTGTTTCCAACGAACCCTGGAAAAGAACGTGCGTTCCTGATAGTAATAGCGCTCTCGACATGACCTCCCTGGAGATGGGAACAGGATCTATCGGCATTTTTGCTTTGACAGATCTTGTCTACCCAGACACGGTGGCGGACACAATCGATTTCGTACTTGAAATTCAGGCTGGTGACGACTACGAGCTCGCACTACCAAGTTTGCAACTCGCCGTTGGCTACGGTGTTACTCCTCCATCCGATGTGGATTCATTCATATTGCGAGGAAACAACGTGACCATGGCGATTAAAGACGCGGTAGCTGCAGGTGGTACTGTTCTAACCTACTTGACTGACAAGATTGCTATTGAAGGCTCATTCTTTGAAGGTTATATTGGAGAAAAGCAAGCA